CCATGCCGCAAGACCACCTGCCGCAACATATGCCTTAATGTTGCTAATAACTTTATCCCACTTTACCTGCCTTCGATATAAATGGTTTGTATCCTCTAACCCATCTATGGAAAAAATAACTGCTCTGTTTACATCAGGCAATTTATTTTCTGCAAGTACCCTACCCAAGTCCGAAAAAAATTGAGTACCTCGCAACCCACCATTAGTATTAATCTGTATAGAGCCCGGGCTATGTTGGCAGATATATTCTACTATCTCTACTAAGTCTTTGCAGGTGATAGGATCCCCGTGGGTGCCACATATAATCCAGTTTTCAATCTTGGCTAATGCATCAGGACTGAACCAAGACTTAAACTCACCAATGCTAATATCCCGTTGTTGTAAATTAGGATCCACATTAGGAGAGTTTCTAAGATGTCGAGGACATCCTGGACAGGCGGCATTGCACCGACTGCTAAGTTCTAAATGTACGGCATTTAACTTTTCGTATGACCACACTATTTAAACTCCACATTAGCCATAATCTCAGTGAGGCATGCAGTCAAATTAATTTCTTGGTCAGCGACAAAGGCTGCCTTATACTGATAATCCGCAATTAACAATACCAACTGCGGCACCTGCTTCACCTTATCCAGCATTGTGTCATACACTTTACGATACACCGCCTGAGGGTCACTGTCTACATTATTAGCGACCCACTGACGCATCTTCTTCCAGTCCTTGTCTCTAAGAGCGTCTACAAGAGCCTTAGTGTTAATCTCAGCTAAGTTACTAAGTATACCCTCATCAATTACACCCCCTACACTGTATCGCTGTAACTCGTTAAGCACACGGCGATAATCAGGAAAGTGCTTCATCAACAATTCAGCAAGGACTTTATCATTGTATTGTACATTCTCAGCTTGTAAAATCTCAATCATGCGTTTATGAAATTTACCAGCCATCCTTTGCTTCTGACCATTCTCTAGTTTAAACTCAATGACTGTAGTTCGACTATGCAGAGGAGCAATGATACGATTCTTAAAGTTACATGTAAAAATGAACCTACAGTTTTTTGAGAACTCCTCAATAAAAGCTCTCAATGCAGGTTGCGTAGAGTTAGGGTTTAGATAGTCTGCCTCATCAAGTATAACCACCTTAGGCTTACCTTCAAAACTGACAGTGCTTGCAAAGCTCTTAATCTTTGTTCGCAACACATCAATGCCTGACTCCTCAGATCCGTTAATGACAATGTAATCACATTCTAACTCATTGCATAAGGCACGGGCGACCGTAGTCTTACCCGTGCCAGCAGTGCCGCATAACAGCATGTTAGGAATTTCACCTGCTTCAACAAACTGACGGAAAACCGTAAGTGTCTCATCAGGTAGGATACATTCATTAAGAGTTTTAGGGCGATACTTTTCTACCCACAAGAACTCTTTGTTTTCCATAATTCACCTCAATCATAATATATTTAATAGTGAGAGTTTAACTCATTTTTGCTTTAGAGTCAACCCCATCTTGCAAGTTTAGGGTAAGTTGTCTGCCTCGAGGTTGCCCACTTTCATCAAACAGTTTGCCCTGTAGGTATGCAAGGATGTTTTGCGGTGAGGAAATACCATAAGGATCATCATCGGCATTAGCCATCATACCAGGTTCAATAAAAGATTTCTCAATCTCCATATTGTTTACAACCAAAGCATAACGCCAAGACCTAACACCAAACCCCAAGTTGTCTTTAAGAACATCCATACCCATATAGGTAGTAAAGATTGCAGACCCATCTGGGATAACCTTTACATTTTGTAGTCCTTGATCTTGTGCCCACTTATTCATAACAAAAGAATCATTTACTGACATACAATAAATTTCATCAATGCCCTCTGCCTGAAACTCTGTAAAAAGTTTTTCAAAGTCAGGTAGTTGAAAAGTAGAACAGGTTGGTGTAAATGCGCCCGGCAGTGAAAACAGAATGCACCGTTTACCGCCGAACAAATCTTGTGTAGTCACATCATCCCAACGATAAGGATTGTCGCCGCCGATGCTCTCATCACGAACACGGGTTTTGAAAATTACATTGGGAATTTTAAAAGGGAATCCTGGCATCGCATACTCCTTAAATTACAGAGCTAGGTTCTAGTGCAAGCCAATACTGAAGGTCAGTGGCTTTGTTTTTAAGATGCATAAACTTCTTCTGGCTCAAAGTAATTTCATACTCGCCTGGAATGACTTTAAAGTTTTCAATTGCCAAGCGGCAGTCAAAGTCTGTAGCATCTGTTTCACCGATAACATGTCGGAAACTATTGCTACGGGGAGTTGCAGGGTCACCAACTGATAGTGTCACTGTACCGTCTTTAGCAACAACACTAAGCATAGGCGCCGCCGTGATAGCCGCCGCCTTCATAATCATTGCAACCTCTGAAGATGAAAGATTGAAAGTAAAATGATTGTCTACTTCAATTGTCTTATCGGGCGCGGCGACAATAATGCTAGGATCTGCATAGTAATATTCAAACTTACTACGGTCTTTACTAATAGTAATGCTCTCATCACCAAACTCTACATCTGTATCTTCCATCAGAGTGAGTAGGGCAAGCAAACTATTTAGATCGTAAATTGCAAACTCTTTATCAAAGGTTTCTTTAACAGTAGTTCGAGAAAAAATATTCTTGCCCGTAGAAATAGTTGCTAGTGTGCTACCTTCTCGGACAAGAATATTTGTATTAATGCTGGCATAATTTTTAAGTACATCCAGCGTATCTTTTGAGATTTTCATCATATAAACTCCACAGTTTCATTAGTTAATAATCATAATATAATATAAAAGACTAGGAAAGTCAACCTACGAGGTGACCAAACTAGCTAGGATAATCTTCCGCATTACCTGCCCAATAGGTTACAGGGTTATCTGAATCATCGTTTCGGGCGTTTAGTTTTGCGTCCAGTTCGGTGTCTAGTGTATCCGCCCACCATGCATCTCTATCTGCGGTTGTAGGAAATTCAAGAGTAAGTTCTTTGCTTAGTCCGTCCTCACTTATAATAAAAGACATCTCGCAATTGTGATCACCATTTTGTGCCGCCTGTACTGTCGCTAATGCGTAGGCTTCCGTATCCGAAGATTGTTCAGCAGGCCATTGGTCACTAATACTCTCTCGGGTAACAACAATTTTTATATCTGGCATTATTTTATTCCTTACAACATTTAAATAGTTAATTATTTATAAAAGATGGGACGGCGGTGTCATAGTGAGGAGAGAGAGTTAGAGTCACACCGCCGCCCCAAACCGTTTACTTGCCGTGAACTCTATCGTGTTCATACAAAGCAAGAAATCCATAGTGAATAGTCTTCACAATATCCTTACGCCATTCATCTGGGGTATCACCCTTTTTGCCGTAGCGGTCATTATACTTGTCGATATTGCCATGAAAGAATCCTTGACCATGACCCCTATCTATAATGATCTCAGCGGACTGAAGTCCGCCTTGACCATAGTGACCTTTGTAAGTAGAATCAATATACTTTTTAAATTCCTCAATCAACTCATCTTCACGGAACTTGTAAACTTTTTTACTCATTAGAATGATACTCCTTCTACTTCTTCTGGGCTCTCAACATCAGCCACTTCATCCTCAGTGCCTAGTACACCTGAATCAACCTTAGTGTATAGCTCTGTAAACGCAGACTTAGTATCTGCATCAAAGCGGTTAACACAAAGCTCAATAGCTTTCATGCGGTCATTGAACATTGCATATGCATTGACAATGTGTTCTAATCGACGGGTACTGATGAGCTCTTCAATAGCACCCTCATAGAATGTCTTACGGATAATATCAGCCCAGGTGACTAGCTTCTCCGCAAAGTCCTCATCCAGCTTGCCTGCCTTCTGCATCTTGCCGAGAATAATCTTTTTCTCCTGCGCCTGAGATGGGTACTCCTGCTCAACTGTGATTGCAAACCGTTCTAGGAATGCCTCATCTAGAATTTGAGCACTCATGAACTTGCCATCATCTGAACCGCGGCCTTTTGTATTAGCCGTTGCAATGACATTGAATCCAGGAGCAGGAGTAACCATCTCGCCTGTCTTTTTATTAAAGTAAGCCTTACCCTCGAGGATGGCTTGTAGGCACATCAACTTGTTTGAACCGCGGTCCAACTCATCAAGGATAAGAACTGCGCCTCGCTTCATTGCGGTAAGTACTGGACCCTCACGGTAAACAACATTACCATCGACCAGTGTATTACCACCAATGAGGTCATCCTCGTCCGTCTCAATTGAGATGTTTACTCGGATAGCCTCACGCTTCAACTTAGCGCAAGTCTGTTCTACCATCGTAGTCTTGCCGTTACCTGACAAGCCTGAGATGAAAGTAGGATAAAACATTCGGGACTTGAGAATCTGGGTCAAGTCCTTACTGAAACCAAACGGCACATAAGTAGCATCAGCCACGGGGACAAGGTTGTCCACCTCGACCGCTAGTTTAGCCTGTGTCACTACCTTAGCCTCCTGAGGTTCAATTGTCATAACAGGAGTCTGGGGTTTAGCCTGCATAGGAACCACCACACCCTGCATGTTCAATGCATATTGGTTACGGGCAACCTTGTTCTCACGGAAGAACCAGTGAGGGAATTTA